TGGTGGACATAATTTACACCCACACGAACTAAATAGCCTTATTTTTTATGAAAGATACTTCTGTATCCGCATTGCTGTATGATGATAGCCCGCCGAGCGCATGCTCGACGGGCTTTTCTTTTTAGCCTTCTGGGAAAAGCCGATTGGTTTGAAACAAATTTATGATATATGTTGGCACAAGATATCAGTTGTTTTCGTCCCGGAAGGCTGTTAGATTGTCTGCGGCTTTGCTGAACGCAGCCGCTGGTGGGGACTACAGGATTTGAACCTGTGCCTGGACGGTTATGAGCCGTCTGCTCTACCTAATTGAGCTAAATCCCCGCGATTGTGGGAACGGGTGGCCAGCCCTCCCCACTGGGTCTTAACTGGATTCGAACCAGCGGATGTGTTTCCAATCGATAACACTCCGTACCTGCCGTACTGAAAGACCATGTAAGCAAAAATCGGCTAATTGGTTTACAAATCAGCCATTTTCCCGCCTAAAATTATTTTATCAAAAAAGTCCTTATTCGTCCATTGTAGCCTAACAAAACGCCATTCGTGATTTTGGCAGCAGTAGCCAAAATGTATAATACGTAACCTATTTTCAAAATTTCAAAAACAGAGACGCGCGGCGGGGATGCCGACCATTAGCGCGTCCCCCGGCTCGGTAGTACCTTGCCGCCTGTGCCATGCCATGCCGGACGCAGCGGACGCCCTGGACGTGCCCCCGCACCGGAAGGGACGGACGCGGGGCGCGTCCAGTTGATCCCGACATGTGCCCCCGCACTGGAAGAGGACGGACGCGGGCGCGTCCAGTTGATCCCGACATGTGCCCCCGCACCGGAAGGGACAGACGCGGGGCGCGTCCAGCTGGCAGCGTATGACAACAAAAAGGGGCCGAATGTGCGGCCCCCTTTTTACGTTACTATTTATTGTTATTTTTTAATCCATTCGATCGCATACCCTAGCCCTTCCGCTAGTCTAACTATTTCCAAATATGAAAAGTTCCCTTTTTTTAGTTTTCGGTTAAAATTGCTTTGTTCCATTCCTAAAATTCCCGCCGCGTTTCTTTGCGTCTTTTGGCCGCTTTCGATTAGCTTAATATTTATCAGTTTTTCTAATTCTTCCGCGTTCATTGTACCACCTCCCATTCACTAGATTATATCATATCTGACAATTAAAATAGTAAATTTATTATAAATTATATCCATTTGCCATTGATTATATTATCAGATATGATATAATATATATATCAAGAGATATAAAGGTAACGGAAAGGAGAAAAGAAAATGAAAGAGGCAATGAAGGAAGATATTAAAGATTTTGTAAAGGTATATAGTCCAATGGTTGTATTTATGCTTCTGCTCGCTGGCCTTGAGGCAATAGACGGGCACGCAAGCGGAGCCGCTGCGTGCGCAGGCATTGCAGTGATTTTCGCAATTATGTATATTCTCACCGTCATTATGTCGGCGGTGATTGAATTAGTGGAAGTAGTTAAAAGATAGCTTCTGGGGGGCTGTGCTAAACAGCCCCACCCCATCCCTTATTTTATTAGTTGTTTGGGGCGCTGGGCGTCCAGGAGGAAAAGATCATGGTTAAAAATGTTATTTTAGTACCGGTTAGGAAAACAACACAATATAAATGGTATACTATGTATCTTGAAAATGAAAAAGGAGAAATTAATATTTTTTATCCGGCAAGCTACGACGGGGCGGCGGACGTCATAGAAGCAGAATGGAAAAATTATTTTTCAAAATGTGGACGCCCGGACAACTGGACACTACCAGCATATGCGTTTAAATGCTATGCATACGCGAGAATTGGGGAAGACAAATTGAAAATGAAAATTATAGAAAAATGGCCCGACGCAAATATTTATTGCCTGGGAGGGTTCGCGGTGGCCCCCTGCTGCAAAAAAAAAGGCTATGGCTTTAAAAATTAGTGGGCGTGTGAAAATTTAAAGAGTTCTAGGGGATCTCTCTAAAAAGTCCCCTTCCACTTCCGTATTTTATTAGTTATTTAGGGCGCTGGGCGTCCAGGAGGTAAACAATGGAAGCAAAAGAAAAAGATATTGAAATTTTGCGCGAATACACAAAAAGGGAATACGCACCGATCATTTTACTTGATCGGCTCGTGAAGTCCGTCCAAGAGAAATGCACCGAACTTTATAAAAATGAATCGGGGAAAGAAAAGGAATATGCCGAAAAATTTTGGGATAAATTCGACAATTGCCCGGAATTTAATTTTATTGTGTGCGCGTGCACACAGCGCCGCATGGATCCATACGTTAGCAGCTATGAGGCGGCAGCATTCGCGATGGCATGGGAAGAATTTGTAAATAAAGAAATTTACTCATTTAAAGATAGTAACTATAAGATTTAAAGGAGGCGCGAAAATGGTAAGACTCAGAAGTTTATTATCTACAGTTATTGGAATAAATTTAATTATTGTAAAGGTCGGGAAGAAACCGCATAAAATACTATATTGCGGTACATTATGCTTTGATGACTATAAACGATTAACCCGCGGTAAAATAAAGTGGGTTGATTTTGAGGTTACGCACCTTGCTACCATCGGCAATACCTTACACGTGGAAGTAAAAGAAGATTGTATTTTCTAGTTTCTGGGGCGCTGTACTTTAACAGCGCCGCCCCATTCCGTTATTTATTTAGTGCAAGGGCGTTGAACGTCCAGGAGGTAAAAATCATGGTGATCTATTTTGGGAAAATTTTTGGCGTGTATGACTGTAGGCCGTTTAAGTTCAAAGGGGCTTTTATTAAGATTTTTGGAGCCCCGGCGGAAGATGGGCATAATTGGCGTGAATACAATTCATTGCGCCTACTTGCGGATCTTGGTATATATCCGCCGTCAAAAATGTATATCGCTTCGCCTTTTGTCGGTTTAAAAGCTGAAAGAATGCGTTTATCTGCTCGAAAACATGGCGGCATGATAAAATTAAATTACAAAAAATTGCACGCGATTTATGCGGGCCGGCGTGATAAAATTTGGGTAGAGGGGGAGCCTGCGTTACCTGTTTTTAATTGATCCTGCTTTGATAAGGAAGCAGGTGATAAAATGATAATATCTCTATTGATTGCATTGATTATTATGTGCATTTTAGGAAGGTAGGCAAACAAAATGAAAAAGCATTTTTATGTAGAATATAATAGTTATGGCATGATATCATATAACAGCTTTGGCGGTCCAGGGAACAACGGATATGCCTTTTTGCAGTTTGAGACGCTGGAAGAACTAAATGCATTTTTAGAAGAAAATGAATTTAGCGGTTGTAATTTAGTGGCGCGCCGTTGTAAATATGCGGACATTGTCAAAAACGTAGGTAAAAATTTTAAAATACTTTATGGTGTGTGTGTCCGGGCGAATGCGTGGGGGGACGTAGACTTACAAGATAGATATAATGCGCAAGTAGTTAGTAACGCGTTAAATCTAAAATAAGGAGGTAAAAAAATGAATGGTGAAATGAAAATAAGTGTAGATTTTATACCGAAAAAAGATTATTGCACGCTAAAAGATTATTGCGCGCTAGTTATTACCGCAGAGTTTAAAAAACGTAAATTCACAGATGAATTTAACGTATTAAGTATGGATTTTATGAATAATCTTGAAGACCTTTATGGCATAGATCGTTTATTTGTTAGCGATATGGACGAAAACGAAAGGCATAAGATCGAAATCATTATTATTAAGTTGATAATGGCATTAGCTTTTTTTGAAGGATATAGTAAAAGATTCCCATGGATAACGAAAACGTGCTTGACTGAATTTGAAACATTACCCGGCTCCGGAACCGGCTATAAGAAAGAAATAGATATATTATCCTTTTCGGCAAAGATTTTAAAGGCGTTAGACGGCAAAATATTATACATTGATTTTTAATAAGCAAAAATAGGTGGCTAATATCCACCTATTTTTGCGCCCTGGCGTGCGGTCGCGGGTGGTGATCCAGCGCGTCCATGGCGTCACATTCCCCCACGGCTGGCGCTGGGGGTGATCCAGAATGTCAGGGGCATTCCTTCCGCCACGGCGGCGGGTGCTGGGGTGATCCGACGCGTCCAGGGCGTCCATTCCCCCACGGCGGCGGGCGCGGGTGGTGATCCGGCACGTCCAGGGCGTCCCCTTCTTCCACGGCGGGCGCTGGTGGTGGTGATCCGGGCACGTCCAGGGCGTCCCCTTCTTCCACGGCAGGCGCTGGGGACGGGAAGGAAGGGCCGCGCCCGTCGATGGTGGTATAGTGTATTGTCAACACGCTATATTGGAACGCAGTTTTATCGACCAGTAACGACAATCAGGCGCGTAATTCGACCAGATTTTTGCGTAAACGCAAACTTGCAAAATTTTTTTCGCGTAAACGACAACTTGCAAAATTTTTTATGGACGATCTGTGCGTAAACGAAAACCAGCATTGATATAAACGCAAGTTTGCATTTCCCGGCAATTCCAAATGCCAACAGATGTAAATATAAACCTGCATCGTCATGGCCCGCCGGAGCCGCCCCAAATATTCTCCCGCTTCACATGCCCGATTTTCTTTTGACTGCATCAGCTCCGCCGGAAACGCCGCATATTTTCTACATTAGTGCTTTATGCCCTGCGCTCAATATCAATCTTGTGCTAAATTTTCAGAAGCATGCCATGTTTACTTAGACAAATCGCAAAGCCAAATATTATAACATAATCATACAGGTTGGCATGAGGCAGAAAAAGTCAGAAAAATACAAATCTGTACTTTCTTCGATTTGATCCAATATATTCAGATCGAATTGAAATGAATTAAAAATGAATTGAATTGAATTAAGATGAATTGAATTAAAATCGATCGGCAAGTTACTGGCGTAGCATGCCATTGCGCCAGCGACGCGCCAAACTCTTCTCTCTATATTTATTTCTGCCGCTCCGTTATAATAATCAAGTAGTTATGCTTCTTTCCCAATTCTTTTCTCGGCATAACTACTAACCTCATTTCTTTCAACGCAAGGAGCGCCGTCACTATCAGATGGCGCTCCTTGCATGGCATTATTCATAATATGAATATTCCTCTAGCATATCATAATAAAAAATCCAGCTTGTACATTGTTTGTGCAAGTTGGATTTTTTTATTACGGCCACGATTCAATTTATTTCAAATGAAAAGAAGTACCTTGAAATTTCTCTATACGGCCCAAATTCAATTTTTTTGAAACCAAAAGAAGTACCTTTTTGCCTGCTATTCTTTTTTCACCTTCGTGATAGTCACTATATCCACAGGCTCCTGATTCCCGTTCACGATGACAGGCGGCAGCCACTTTAAGCGTTTCTCCTTCCTGCCCTTACCGAACAAAAATGTATGATAATGAGCTCTCCTCACATGCATCACAGGCGATCTATGATGCCCGCCGGATGATTGAGATTCATTATATCTTACTACCGCTTTCTTTAGAGTACGGATTCTATAGCCTGTTTTCTCTCCGACCGTGAATGCTTTCACCTCACGTGGCGTATCTTTGATTTTCTTAGTCGCTTTATAGGACCTTTCGTTCTTAAATACTATTTCTGCATTCACCGCTGACATGTACATTAGTATATTGATAATAAGCTTGATTGTTTTCATAGACCATTCATAATACCGATGTACATCATCTGTAGTGAAACCGTATTTCTTAGTATTTCCCCTCCCTACACTCTCCTCGAACTGCTCCTCAATGATATCACTTAACATTCGCGGCTCTTTCGGGATCTTTAAATAGATGCCCGTTACAAACTGGCAATCATCTGTCACCGGCGCAATATAGAGCTCCTTCCCATCTGTTTCATGCTCATCAAACATGACAAATGCACCGGAAAATTCAGCTATAATCGGGATTTTAAGATAAATACACCATGTAGGCAGCACCAGCATATCCGATGTTATCTCCATATTCCCATCAGATCTTTCCACGAACTCCTCTATCAGTCCTTCATCTATGTCGTAGATGTTTTTAGACTGCCGCCAGGAAATCAGCGTAGCCAGCTTCGCGCCTTCCGACGATACCATGAGATTTATCTCTTTTAACCCCTCTAGCTTCAGTACATATGACATCCCTACCCATATCGGGCAATAGCAGTAAGTAAGATCCCACTCCGCCTCTTTATCTCTTACTAACTGTTCAATCCTTTTAAAGAAGTACGGATGCTTGATCTTCTCCGCTGCCAACAGCCGCATCGGAACGCTATTCTTTATGTCCATATACCCACCTACCCACATAAAATAGAAAAAGAGCAGCCACCCCATAAGGATAAGCTGCTCTTTTTCTATGCTATACGCATTTTAATCCACTAGAGAGCGTCCTCCCTAGACAATAGGAGCGCCCCAACCTCTAAGCTGCCTATGCGGCAGTAAACAGGAACGTTCCTACGGCTATATTATACGTCATGAGGGATATACCCGCAACAAATTTGCAATAGAAATATTTTATATCATATTGCTTTGGATATAAAGGAAAAGAGCATACCGGCGTACCGATATGCTCTTTCCCCTTCCGTTATTTTATTAGCCTTTGGAGGCTAACTGTATTTTAGCACTAACGAATTTATTTGTCCAATTCTTCTTTTATGACAGTAACCACTGCGCCGGGAACCAGCGAACGCGGCCCGGTATCTCACTACATGAAACTGTATATCCCCCATGCGTATCTGCATAAAGGCATAAAAAAAGACGGCGGGGTATCCCGCCGTCTTGTATATCTATTCATTTTGCTATGCCATAAAGTAATAGCCCGCCGGATAAAGCCGCCCACACATTACGCTGTCTCTTTGCCAAGCGCGCCCTATGTTCCAGATCCTTCATCGCTTTTTCTAATTGCGTCAAGGACTTCTCCTGCTCGCTGATTATCAGCCTTGCCTTCTCTAATGAGACGTTCGCATTCTCTAAGCTCTTCTGTACTTCTACCAGCTGATTCTTTGACTTCTGTAATTGACTTAATACTTCGGTCAATTTCTTCTCTTGCTCCGTCGAGCTCATTTCCAGCACGCTTAACTTCGTCTGTAGCAGCGCCAATCTCTCTTCCTGCCTCTTTGTTATCATCGATAGCTCGGTCAACTGCTCCTCCGATATCTGATACACCTGTGCCGCTTCGCAGGATGAAAAAGGCAAAAACACAAATGAGAATGAGAATAATAACGCCACTAAATATAGCGTTACCGCCGATTTTCCTACCTTCATACATATCACGCCACTCTTCCTCTTTAGAAAATTCACCAAAACGCTTAAATTTAACGAATTTGGCATACCACAGGCGTTCGCGCTACTCTTTTGATAAATCTATCATGAGACATGCCTCGAACGCCTGTAAAGCCAAATAAAAACATCGTAACTTCTCGATTTACTCCTCATCGAGCATATCCATCTGCGCTCTGTAGAAAATAGCCTTCCCGCGAAGCGTGTCACCGCCACTCATCCATTCGTCATCCTCATGGAGCACTGCCAGATCCCACCTTTCGCACGTAGAATTTGGCCCATACGGCTCATGCGCGTTATATCCATCCAGATTATCCGCTGCCTCTGCGTGCGTCATGAAATGCTCGATATCAATATCTATATCGAAAACCTGTGCAATCTTCGCAGAAAGAAAAGCGAGCGCCTCGATCTGCTCATCCGTCGGCGGTTCATCTCCGAGGCTGCAATAATCTGGATTCCCCTTAAATGCCTGTGCGCCATAACATCCGCACAAGGCAATGGCAATAGATCCGGTGTTTCTCCTATACGTCGCCGTGGGAATAAAATTCAATGGCAGCGTCTGGATAATCTTCCCGGAGCCGTCAATGCAGAAATGGTAATCATTGAACGTCATATCCCTGTGCCCCGCCGTCCAATGCCAATACACTTTTACTGGATAAGGATATTGGTAGAATTCAGGCCTTGCCTCTCGCAATGCATCTTCCACTTCTTTTATATTCATTTTTTATTCTCCAATCTAATAGGAATGGCTGGCGGTGGTGTCGGCTGGTTTTTCTCTGCTTGCTTCTGTGCCGCATCCGGTCTTCCGTCACCATCAGTATCGACGCTGAAGACGGAAACAAAGGTGAACGCCGCCACTACAGCCGGTGCGGTATATTCCTTGAAAATACTTATCAGACTATTCAGATCCGGTACGCCGGAATGATACCAATTCACTCCCCACGAAAGGACCATAAGGATGGTAAGCATAGCCAGCCCGCCGCCATACAGATAGATGATTTTCATAGAGGTTTGCACCTCCATTTTCGATAGCTTCCTAAACGTTTCTTGTATACGTTTTAGCATTCACGCAATCCTCCCGTTTCGGCAATTTTCGTAAATCATGAATCATGGCTGTCCCTTGTCCGTTTAATCCTAAAGCGTGATAGATCGTATAGATTTCCTCTGCCATCGATTCTTCATCGTAGGTAATATACCTTCTCCTCATCCCACGGCTATGAATGCGCCTTAACTCGATCTTTAAAATAACGCCGATTCCTTTTTGCATGTTTTTTTCGATGCAAACCAAGCTCTTAGATTTGTTCCAGCTATATCCGGCCGCAAAAGTAATAGCCGCGTATATAATCTGCGTCAGTATGGATATGGTGATATCGTCCATTATATTCACCCCACAAAAAAATGCCCCGTAAAGGGGCATTAGAACGGTTAGGATAGACTAGCTACCGCGCCGCAATTACAATTATTCAAACATCCATGGATCAGCGTAAATGTACTAGAATCCGCCGCTACATGCAATACATAATTCCGACGTGTGCGAATCTGCGTAGCATACAGGTTATGACCGGATTTCTGACGAACCGGATACAATGTAGTGCCAACTCCGATCTGAATGACAACCGGCATAAGATTTGTAGCATTCAGCGGTATATCCTGTGCCAGTCTCAATATCATGTTACTGCAATTGTTGTATGTTCCCGCCGGAATGGTCAGCACCAAATTCCCGCCGGAAACTGCCACCGCCGTTGTGAGAACGGCATTCCCATTACACATATTTATCACCTCACAGAAAAGGGACGGCGCAAACCGTCCCTTGGTCACGCCTATTGCGGAATTAAACTACAACGCCATTACAAGTACCATAGCCCATAGACTGATACGGGCTGGAGGTAATGTAAGCAGGCTGTGGATATGGGCGAATCTGATTGACTACTGCCGCCGTCTGGGCAAACTGACTAAGATTGAATCTAGCCGTCTGCAGGTCCCGATCACGGTCTGCGAGCTTATCTCTGAGTTCCTGCATGGTGTTGGCTGCAATCATGCCGCGGGTCTTTTCCGCTTCTTCATGAATGGCCGTGGTGATCTTACAGGTATTCTGATAAGCGTCAGCCCTTACGCTGTCAATATTGCGGTTTGTTTCGCAGCAACACTGCTGCTGTGCAAACCTATTATCATTGAGCTGCTGACCGATCCCCCAATCTCCCTGCATCATCGTTTTCTGCAAGTCGAAATTCCCCTGCATAACATTGCGGCCTAATTCTGCCTGCCCATTCAGAATAGAATTATTCAGTGCAAAAGTAGAATCTGCGATGCCGTAGGTAAGCCCGCGAATCTGAGACATCTCATCCTGATGATTAAACCCGGCCTGCATTTCTGCCTGTGTCAGTGCGTTCCCTCGATTATTCCAACCGCCGAAACCGCCTCCGCCCATCAGAGCGAAAATTACGACGAGCCACATAAACCACATGCCGCCTCCGCAGCCAAACCCATCGCCATAGCCGCCGGATACTGGCATCACTGTCTGCATACCATTTCCATCCATTTTGAGTTCCTCCTTTTTGGAAAATACTGTATATAAACTCTAGCTAGAGTTTCAGACCAAACGGAGATAAGAAATTATTCAACTGCGCTTCATTCATGCCGCGCTGCCGTGCCAAGTTCCTCGCGATGGATTGCAGCTCCTCTACAGATTTACCTTGTCCCATTTGCAGGGCCCTTCCCATTAAAGGGTTTTGCCCTGCCACTTGCTGTAACAGGTTCATTGGATTCTGCGCCTGCGTGACCATTCCCATTAGCTGCATTGGATTGAGCATTTTCTGTACCTCCTACCAGTTCTTGTAACAAATTCTCTATGTTCTGAATTCGTGCCTCCAATGCCTTTACACTGCCTGTAGTGGCCGGCGCTACGCTTGGAAGCTCCACTAATTCATACGCTTTGAAAACCTGCTGACCGTTCAGATCCGTAGATTTCTCATATATCCGGTTCTCTGAAGGGGAAGGGAAATAATAAGATGTGCCGTTGGGGATAATCTCACGCATCCTGGCTTTAAATTATTGATTGTTTTGATGTAAGTCGTTGCAATAACATTTCCTTCTCCATCTTGTGTTGCCTTAATTGCAGCAGTTGCCGTGCCTGTTTTATCCAGTTTGCCACTCAGAGCCTCATAAACAGCTTTGTTAGAAATGGCATTGTTTGAAGTTCCAGATAATGCAGTATCTACAGTAATATTCGTTCCGCCACCACTGGTACTGATGTTGACGTTACCGGCCCTGTCAGGCTTCACATTATTGACTGTTTTGATGTAAGTCGTTGCAATAACATTTCCTGCTCCATCTTGTGTTGCCTTAGTTGCAGCAGCTGCCGTGCCTGTTTTATCCAGTTTGCCACTCAGATCTGTTTCAGTTGCAATAAGGGATCCATTTACAAATACGCCAGGTCCCTTGAACGCTACCCCTCTTGATCCTTTTGTTGTATCAATAACAAGCATAGGTACTGAATTCACGATCTCACTTGAAACTTTCGCTCCGGGGAAAATAAGTCTATAATCTCCCATCACAAGATCACTGTCTGCATCCTTTTTCATGTATGGAGTAAGGTCTTGCGCCGCAGTAACTTTCATATTCTCTACAAGCCACATTACGGTCCCATCATTGACAGCAGAACCGGCTGACGGCCATGCAGGTTCAGTTGACCCTGTAGTACCTGCAAGTGTGCATTTAGCAATAGTGCCAGCAGGAAGGTTCGGAGAATATACAATGGCTCCGATACTGTAAGCTGTGCTTGGCTGATAAAGTAACGACTTAACAAGAGCAGCAGTGATCTCTCCTTGGTTTCCGAAAAATCGATACATGTCATCCCAAGTTGTCGGATTTGCACTGGTGGACTTATTCATGAAATCCTTATAATCAAGTGATTTTGGAACACCCATTTATTTACCCTCCTTTGCTTCTTTATTCTCTAACTTTTTCGGCTCTAACGGCTTGCTCCTCACACATTTAGGATTTGTGCAAAGCCCCGTTTTCTCGTCCATCTTCTTGTGGCATAAAAAGCACCGTTCCATCAAATCTCACCTCTTTTCTCTGTGTACTCACGGACAAGCTCTTCCCTTTCGGCCTTCAGATCCGAATAATAATCTTCATCCTCGATAGCTTTCGCCTTTGCCATCTCCGACTCGATCTCGCTGATTTTGTTAGCATATTCAGCATCAAGAGCTGTCAGTTCGGCCTCTCGCTTTTCTTCTTCGGTCGGTTCTGGCCTAGCCTGATATTCACCATCTTTATATAGCAAATCGCTCTGAAGGGCCTTGTTATAGGTCAAAGCATCCTGCACGACATGTATTTTATCCGGATATTCTGTCTCCGCTTTAGCCTGCAATTCTTCCACCGTGTCACCATGTACGCCGGTAACGAAGGACGTTACTCTTTCGCCTGTTGCGTCATAGATAGACAAATAGGTAAGCGTTGGGTTAGCGATTGAAACTTCCATCTCACTATCTCCTTTCCATTAAAATAACCTCCATCAATATGATTGGAGGTTTGAAAAAGTGAAAAATCCAATGGGTAGCTATCGGCCGCTAAGCAATGCCAATAACCAACCAATTGTAAGGAAATCCTTTATGGTTTGACACAGCTGTATTGCTGATATTTACCTTCGAATCTTGCGTATACCAGTTATAAGACCAGACGCCGCTATTGAGCGAAAACGCAACCGTCAAAACCCTAGACAGGGCAAGCGGATATGTGAAACCGGAACCACCAATTCCACCCTGTATAATTAGCGGCACCGCGCCGCCGAGCTTCACCCACCATGCATTCGCATTCGACACATCGCCCGCGACGACGCCCGCTGCTGAGAGGTCGTCCGTATCGAGAAAACGTTTGAACGGAGTGTCATTGATTGCGGTTGAACCATTCCCACCCCGGTGAAACATCTTGCCAGTAGGCTGCTCTATCCAAAGTTGTGTCGATTCAGAACCTTTATCCGCCGGAAGGTTGAGAAGCTGCCCGTACTGTGTCGGCTGGTTTGCTATTTTATTGTTCTGGTTAAAAAAGCTCATAAACACGCCAAGTGCGTTAAGTGCAGCGTTTGTGGTCGGCAGTGTCGGGTTTATCCCCAGCCTGTGCAGATAGTCCAACAATCCCGCATCGCCCGTTAGGGACTTAGCAAGCCCGACGGTCACATTATCAAGAGACGTTGCGCCGGTTCCGCCATGGCTTGCGGGCAAAATGCCGGTGACGCCGCCGACTACATTTTTATTAACTGCGTTAAGCGTTCCTGGTTTTTCGCTCGCAAGATCTGTTTTGATTGCCCTGCCCAGCATAGCGGGCGTTACGACTTTCGTCGTGTCCTTCCCCGCCGTGACTTCTTCCTGCGTTGCGTAGTCAATCGTGCGGTACAGCATCACCCAGATCATGGTGCCGTCGGCCACGGTGTCCATAACACTATCGCTCCAGACGGGTTCCACGCTCGCGCTCATTCCCATGGAGTTCGCTCTTGCGGCAAAGTTCGGGGGCATGTTTGGGCTTTTGACTACCTGCCCGGGGTAATAAACTGTGCTTGGCTGCCAAAGCTCGTCAGCCACCAGACTGGATAACACGGAGTGCTTGTTTTTCTCAAATTCGATATACTGCTGTTCTGTAGTCCCTTTTGAAGGATTCTCTGGGTCGGGATAATCGAACATACCCTTGGTGGACTGTAATTTCAATACGTCTTCCATTTTTACCTCCTATAGCTAAACTGTTTCGTTCACAAATCCCTGCCATGTGATGTCGACGATGCCTGCCACCTGGTTGCCGTCCTCATTCAGTAAGGCTATACGGCATGGCGTGCGGGATAGTATCTTGGGATGCCTGACAAGGGCGCTCCCCTGCACGGCATCGATGCGCACGGCGGTGGTCATGTAATTCGGGGTGACAATAGGAAGCTCTATGCCACTCGCCGGTACGTATAAGTCTTCGAAGTGTTCCTGCCGGTCGGGTACGTCGATATATGCATGCAGAGATTTAATCACTGTTTCTTCTAGGCTTGAGTTTTCCGCTACAATTCGGATCTGAATGTTTGCTCCTGCTTTAACCAGTACCTTGTCACTCCACTGTTTCCATAAGTCTCCTCCCCCACTCCCCACGGTACTATTCCACACGGCACTATCTTCATTGCCCCAGAACGCAACTGTATCTTTAGCCGCATCCCAAAAGATATCGGCTAAAGAAGTCCGATAATATACAATGGCGGGACCTTCTATATCTGCCGTCAGCCAAAACTGCCCCGATGCCGGGGCGATGAAATGCCCAGTGGCTACGTAGCTTTGAAAAGCCGCACCCCACATTTTATCGCTTCCGCTATGCCAGAATCTATTGCCTTTTTTGTGCCACATAGTACTTGCATTGTTTGGGTGAATATATCCATCAGAAAGCACCTTTCCGTTGTGCTGTAGTTCTGCGAAGTTATTTGCTCCGAAGTCTTTCTCAAAGAGCACATTTTCTTGCAGAAGGTCTCCCATTTCAAGCTGGCAGTAAGCAAAATTCTTCGATTCATTTCCGCCACGATCTACCGCTTTAATCATTACAGAGTGTGTCCCCTGTCTGATGGTCTGTGTCTCATACGGCTGCGTTGTTATGAGCCCCGCTTGTACCGGTATTCCGTTATCCCAATTTAGTCCCTGCCCCTGCGTGTACTTGATTCTGAACCCCGCAATGTCATTGGGGTAAGGATAAGTAAATTTCCACCAATACCGCCGGAGCCCACTCGCCATCTTCTCCACGTTAATGCTTTCTACGTCCGGGGGAAGCATATCCTGCCCATCGGTTAGAATATTATTTTCTGTATAATCTGACTTTTCCCCGATATCGTTAATCGCATAAACGCGAACACGATAAACTTGTAATGATAACGCGGTAAACGTATAGGAGCTTTCGTTCTGCGTAAACTTCTTCTCAAACTTCCAATTTACGCCATCATTAGATTTTTCTAAACATACCGTGTTGAACTGTCTAGGATTGATCCACGTACAATGCACCAGCGAAGTAATATTCCCGTCGAATTCTGTGTATTTTTCAGTAGACAATATCAGATTTTTGGGCGCTTCTATCGTCATTACAGGGCGAATAATTTCCGGAACTTTGTCTGTATCCGCATCATATAGTTCTGGATAATACTCTACCGCTGTGATCGTGCGAGTCTCCTCATCCATATTCGTAGAAATGGATAAGACCTTGAACTCTTTTGCTTGATACCCTGCTTTACCCAGTGCGTACACATCATCTTTTTCCACCGTGCTGATGCCGTCAATGATGACAGTATTCCCGGCCGCGGAAACGACATTTTTCTTCACAAGAGAATCATTTCTATTATCACGATACATGAAAGACGTATAATCGCCGCCGTCAAGATTATCCACATCTACCGTAATGGTGTTGCCATCCGCATTTACTACGCGGCCGCCGATCCCCCATTCCGTCACATCCGTCTGCACAGTGATGACATCGCCGATCTGGCAAGCAATAGAATCCGCAAACGCTTCAAACTGAATTGTGCGGATTTCGTACTTATTCTCACGGAGTTTGTACTTCCCGTATTGATACGCCTGCTTCGCGTCAGTGCATCCCATCAGCTCGATCTGTGTAGGCTGCGCCACCGCATCACTGCTATCGTATTCTTCGTTGAAAACGGCAAGAACATCTCTCTCATAGTTTTTCTCGCGATTCATGAAGGAAATCTCAATGCTGTTTGCCCGGCTTTCTGTCGCTAAATACTCATTCGAAAAAGAATCCTTCTTGATATTCGCGACGGTAAAAAGTTGAACCGCCGGGCTCGCATAGTCATAAATGCAAGATACTTTGGTGCCGACGATAATTACAGAGCCACGTCCGACACGGCACGGATAATTTACCGCGTCCCATACCTTCATAGCACTATCGAAAAGGTAGTTGAATTGGATATTTGCTTTGGTGCACATAGCCGCCCACGCCGCGAAGGCGTAATAGTCCATGTTCTCTTTTGGGATGCCTTCTGCCTCATAGGCATAAGTATGCCCATCTTCATTTAAAAGCTTCCTACATCCATGGAGAATATCATAGCAAGCCCATGCCGGATTGTTCGCTGGCTGCTCTTCATAAGAACTTGTCATCGGGTTCCAAATGTATACGCTGCTTCGCTCGATAGTGCAAGTGAGCTGCGGATCACTGCCAGACAACTGATCTGTGGCGAGTGCTTTTAGTCCCAGCAGGGCTTTGCCAGGATGGGTGAAATCGTCATAGACCACCTGCGTGACGGCTACCCACTGGACTTTATTCGCTGTTCGGATATCTGTCCTATCCTTTGCCGCGCACTGAACACGAACTTCGTACTGCGCCGGTTCCAAGTCATAGATACGGTACATTCGATAAAAGACGCCAGTTTCCTTGCCCCGAATAATACCATCATAAAGATGTGCATCCTTGATCGCTTTCTTCCACTCGTCATACGTCATAGTGTACTCATAAATCGGAATACGCTTCCCTTTTTTGTAACGATAGAAGGTTTTCCCCCACTTCGTATAGGTTTCGTATCCGACTAATTTACGACACTCTGCGTTGTAGTGCGCTCTCCACGTGAACAACGCGCCAAATCCGCTGGTGTTTTTTGCCCAGTCTGGTATCCATTCGTAATTCTCGTTTCGGATTGGAATATTCTGCCAGTCGCTTGTACCCACTTTACGGTACTGCGCTTTAAGGGTAACACTGGTGTAATCGGCATTGCCGCTGTCATTGGAATAGTACAGCCCATTAGGGAAGGCGATAGTGATTTCAATCCCATTTGCCGTATTCCCGTCCAGCGTCACTGTGTTCCATTTCCCAACATTCAGCTCATACGCCAAGGCGGTATCTGCATACGAATCATTGAAGTCAGGAATAATGCTTTGCTGATTGGATCCGCTACGGATTTCCACTGACACGTTGGAATAGTTCTCAATCGGGTTATTATTCAGCTTGATGACCGATACATCGTCGAGCTCGCCTTCTGCCAAGCAATAGAGAATATTCAGATACTGGTTTTTACCGTCAGAAATGACATGGCGCTGCAACATCATGCCCGCCGTTTTTACCTTACCATAGCAAATAGGTAAAACATACCCCTGCCCGGTTAGCGTAGACGGCGTACCCCATCCGTATGTGTTCGACTGCTCGGAGGCATTAGTAAGGTCTGCTTTCGGCATGGTCAGTTTGGTCATGATATGGTTTCCGATCAGCGTCATGGCTAACGCACCGGCAATGCGTCCGGCCATAAGCCAACCGCTAATGCCCGCCTTGAACGCCGCCCCTGCCATGCCAGCGCCAAAAATTGTTAAACCAACGGCCAAAATCCACCCGAATGCTTTCTTCTGGATTTTTGGAGCGACTACGATTTCCTGCCCGTCTTGTACCGTTGCGTTCTCGTCAACCTGTACGCCATTCACTGCATACAGCTTTTCGCCATCTTCTGCATGGTATTCGCGCACAGTCTTTCGCCTGTCATAGGGTGCCCAGTAGTCCTTTTTCCCTTTTGCCGTATCAAATGGGTTCGTGATTATGATGATATGTACCATACCTGTAGATCCCTTTCAGCCTTGAAACATACCGGGAAAATCGCTCAATGCATACGCCGCTGACTGTAGTGGAGTGAAGCAGCATATTGTTCCCCAGATAAACGCCCACGTGGTCAATCCCGTGTCCGCCTAAATCGAAAGCACAAATAGCTCCCTCTTCCGGGCGAGACAGTTTTTCGTAGTATTTGACACCTTTAATGTCCGCCGGATTGCTATAATCCATCGTTAGATAATCCGGCAGCGTCACTCCCCGCCGCCGGAAAACCTCTTTCACCAGCTCCCAACACGGATACTTTTCGAATGGCTGCCCCACCAAATCAGTTACGTCTAGCATATAAGCCTCCCTGCGGTATCGTCGGTTCACCGCCAAATCTCGTGTTGTTCCCGCGTTCCCGACAATCAGTCAACGTCTTATTGCAGGTAGTGAGCGGTCCTTTATACCCACACCGAACGCCCTTAAACTTGAACGGGCACCAGTCTTTCATGATACGTACATTCGGATAGCGCCGGTCTAAACTTGCGCCGCACCCCAGCTTGATAGATACGTAATCCTTTTTCGCCGTGGCTCCGGCAATAACGAAATGTTCTTCCTGTAAAATCTCATCAGAAATATTCGTGTTGATAACGGCTACAGTGACTTTCCCGCCGGACGCACCGTCATATGTTTCCAAAATGCGGGAAATCGTGCCTGTGATATTGGAAACTGTTAGGGTGCACGACGGCAATTCCGTAGAAGTCTGTTTCACTTCTGAAAGAGAAAAATAATACGGATAATACTCCTGGCCTTTGAATGTAATCTTTTCATTGTTAAGTACAAGACGAATGGGTTCTTCCTGCTTATACTGAATAGTCAGCAAAAGCAGATAAACCCCATCCGTAGACACCTTGTTCTTTTCAATGATAGCCGCTGTAGAAAGATTCATTTCATACCTCGCTTAATGTAATTGAACCGCTCCAAAAAGAGCATTCGACAAGCTGAAAAGAAAGTTCACTGTCAGAAAATCGGACAGTGAACTTCTTCCCGGAATAATCATTCCCAACATCGGAGGGATACGTCCACTCGAACGCGAGCGCGCCGCCCCGTGTCTGCTGGAAGAACGCTCGCAATTGATTGTAGTCCGCTGTTGGCAGCTTCGACCACGTAATTTTAAAAGCCTTCGGGAGCTTCGTAAAGCGCGGGCGCGTGAGAATGGTCTCATTGTCCACTTGCATTTTCAGCGTGTGATCCGTAAAGATTTCATTCAACGGATAATCGGGTGTCTGTATATCGGGAAAAACCATTTATCTTACCCCCATGATAGCGTCTTTCAAGCCGTACTCATTAGTCGTCAGTGCTTCGCCGACCGTAGAAAGAATAATCTGGTGCAGCAGTTTCCCAGACGAATCTTGCGAAGTCGTCTGGCGCGCCTGCATCTGCGTTCCTGTGTTGTTATTTACAATCACCTGCACCTGCGCCGGTGTCTGTGCTCCGCCGGAAAGCATCTTCCTTGTGTCGCCATTAGAATACACGTGAGCGTCCCTGCTGAATCGTACCAATTCGGGGCCACGTTCGCCGACCATCACCCAGCGATCCGTCAGCACATCGCCGCCGGATGCATAACCGTAATTGGCTGCTACAGATTCCCACACGCCAAAATCAGCTTTAGCGGCTTCATGCGCTGCCCCCAAGCTCTTACTTCCACCGCCGCCGAAGATGCCTGTCACAACTTTCATGATAAGCAGTTTCGCGATCACCTGCGAAATAGATTTCAGTACGCTCTTGGCAAAGTCGCGGAAGAAAGATTTCATACGTGTGCAGAAATTCCCCGTAGAAGACAAGCAGCTTGCAAGTGAGCTTTCAATATCAGAAAACAGGTTGACCGTTGTGTCTTTCCAGTTGATTTGCTGATTAGAAATCTCTGTCAGTGCCTGCTTCCAACCTTCTTTGTAGTTATAGCAAGACTGGTCATTGATGGACTTAATAGTGCTGGAAAGTTTCTGCTCGATAGAGATTCTCTGATTATACGAAAGGTTCGTGTCGTTCAGCTGCTCCTGCAAATAAGACTTGTATTCATTCAGCTTATTGGTCAGCTCCTGCGAGCGGCTGTAGGCTTCGCCAAATCCAAGATTTCTATTCGAAATCGCAGAAATCTGGTCATCATACCTCCCCATCGTTTCCGTTTGCTGCGCTTCTTTGGCCTTCTGTCTCATAGCCTTCGCGTAGTCGATCATGGCGTTTTGCAAGTCGCTGATAACATTTTCATTCACGCCGAGTGCCTTGTCTTTCTCGATCTGTACCTTGTACTCTTCGAGCTTGTCATTCGCTTCCTGCATGGTCTTATCATAGGCCGTCTGCGCTCCAGTGACGGAAAGAGTAGCTTCATTCAGATTTTTGGTATCGCGAATGGTGAGTTTCGTTGCATCTGCAAGCTTTCTGTAAAGCTCTTCTCTCTGGCGTGCCATGTCTTTCCTGCCGTTCCCAGTCTCGCCGTTCAACGTCGCTTCTTTGTTAGCAAGCTGCATGAGGCGGGGAAGGAGCTGCTGCGCATAACTAAGCCGCGTGCCTTCGGTATCATCTCCAGGGGCCTCGTATTGTGAAAACACAATGTGATTCGCTTCTTCCAAACTGCTTGCAGCGCGAAGTCGCGTCCCCACGTCTTTGTAATACTGTGCTTCTCTCAATTCATAATCAGAAAACTCGAGCTGTTTCTCCCGATCTGTCCAATCGCCACTAGCATAATCATAGAGGTTTTGGAAACGCTCTCCGCCCCATTGAACTGAACCGTAATGCCCCTGCCCATTATCCGCGGCATAATCAATGGATTCTGTATCGCCTCTCCCCGCTTCCTGCATCTGATTTCCGGCCAGTGCAGCGGCCGCGTAGACATTGTAACCGTGCTGCAAATACCAAAAAGCATTTCCTAGCGCATCAGTATATTCCAGTTCAGGAAGCGCCGCTTTGCCAGATTTACCGCCGGACGCCTTGCCGCTTCCGCCGTCGTCCTGCTTTTTGACGACATCGGCAAGTGTGGCTTTCCGCATGAGATCCTCTGCCTCTTTTGCCTTCTGCTCTGAAATTCGAGCCATTTCCGAATACATATCCACCAGACTGTTCTGCGCCTTTGTATGGAACATTTCTTCATCGGCCGCATCCGCCGCGTCGTAGTCTTTCTGCGTGGGAGTAAATTTCTTTACATAGGAGCTTTGCGGGATTTCCTCTTCTTCCCCATCGTCATATCCCCCCAGCTCCGCGCTGGAAAAGAAGTCGTGCACATTGTAGTCACCGCTTTGTGCCTTCTCATACTTGCTACTTACTCCATACGCTATAGCGGCGAGTGTTCCTACACCTACTGCTCCAATAAGTCCAGCCGGATTCATGGCAAGAGCTTTGACGACTGCCAAATTTCTGAACCAGGTATACGCACTTTTCAGCCCTGCAACAAGACTAGGGATAAGGCCGATGAGCCCTTCCGCGGCCATCGAAATCATGGAGATCTGCATCGCCGCATCTGCGGCTTCTTTCGCCATATCATGACAGCCATCGGTATTTGCTATATAAGCATCTGTGAGGATGGAAACGCCCATGCCAGCGGACGAAACCACGCCTAGCATCTTGCTCATCTTCCCATTGAAGAGACCTATCCCTTGATTCGCCTCGTCCAGTTTCTGTTTGTGAACAGTCAGTGCTTCGTTGGCCTCTTTGATAGCAGCGACTTCTTTCTTCGTGGCAAGTGTTGCCTTGTCTTTGGCTTCTGCCACCTGCTGCAAATAATTTACGGTTTCCTTGTAAACGGCGTTCGCTTTATCCGTTGCGCCACGCTCATTCAATGCGGCTTGCAGCGCCTTACTTTCTTCAAGCAGCTTTTTTGTCGCCTGAAACGCCTCTTCGCCGCCGATTTTGAACGCATTAGAAAGAGCGTTAAATTCAAGCGCCGCATCCGCGTTTGCCTGTTTTACCTGCTCCATCTGCTCTTTTACGAGCTTGAAATTATCAGCAAATGCTTTCGCGCTATCCCCGACCTGCTTAAATGCCGCGTCTACAGATAAAAAGTTCGTCTGATCTACCGTTTTTAAGCCCTGAATAAGCTGGTTTATGAACTCGTAGGATTTGACTTGTGCTTCTTTCGCACTCATCCCGACTTTTTCAAACTGATCTGAAATTTCTTTAAAAAGAGCCGCCATACGCTGTTTTTGTCCAAGTTCATTTGCCGTATTTCCGCTGGACTGGTATTTAATATACTCAATTTGTGCATTAGTTAATCGTTCTGTATTCGTCCGCGTAGACTGCAATACATCATTCCAAACCTTCGCCGAATTGATAGCTTCGTCCATGACAGGCTTCACTTTGCCGCTCATTCCGGTTTTAAGAGAATCCATGAATTTTTCGGTAGTCACTTGAACGACTTCGTAGTCAAGCTTTAGTGCCTGTAACTTAGAGCGAAGTTCCTCTACGGCTGTCTGCTGCCACTTCCAAATCTGCCGGTTCGCATCACCTTTGGCTCCGCCGCGGCCGCTTGTGTCTGCATCCAAGAAGCGCTGCACACGTGCTTCTGCCGCTTCACCGCGAGAATATGGATTCCTCACCTTCTCCGCCATGAGAGAAATATTTTTCAGTTCATCACTAGAAGTCTTTGAAACCTGCATCAGGCGTTCATGTTCCTTCTGTATGACTTCAGAAATGGCTTTGGACTGCTGCTGATACAACTCCACTTCATGCTTCTGCTGGTCATTCTTTTCTTTCAGTGCATCTGCTTCTCTCTTGATCTCTTCCGCGCGGCCGTTACCGCTGATAATCTGCCGCATGGCTTCCGCACTATATCCGCCATTCACAAGCGAAACGATTTTATTCTGCCAAGTGACAGATTCCTTGATACTCATCCCCATGGCCTGCCACTTTTTCGCCAGGTTTGTGATGGAGTTTTCGTTCGATTCAAGAATGGAGTTCAAGGTTTGCGCTTTACTTGCGCTTTCGGAAATCTGCCCCGTTACGTCAGCGAAGGAATTTAAAGCGCTATCGACGAGCCTTTTCTCTTCCTCTTCGTATTTCAAAGCCTTCTTTTGCGCTTCCAGACGGCCGTTAAATTTATCCTGCATGCCCTGAATGGCGCGGCCCAGCCCCGTATGCAATTCTCTCTCTTCGCGCGTCACGCTAAGAATCTGCATTAAATCCTTGATATACTTAGAGGCTTTGAATCCCGCCCAGAGTGTGACGATTTCACCTATATGTTCACCGACCTGCCCGAGTGCCGCGACGGCAGTCTTGCCGACATACGTGGCACCGACAAGCCCACTGGACATAAACTCGCCAACTTTTTTGGCGCTTTCTACCATTTCCACCATGGAACCCGAAATGGTGCTGATAGAGCTGATAAATTCAGGATTGATTTTCCATTCTTTTGTTGACTTGTCAACCTGGATGATTGATTCGCCAAACTTTTTCAGTGCTTCTGAATACATACCGCGAAGTGGCTCTGTACCTTCTGCAATCCCGCGCTGTAATCCTTCTTTGATCTGATCGATACGTCCCTTGACGGTATTGTTCGTTTCAAGAGCTGAATACTCAAACCCTTTCATGCGATCCATCAAGAATTTGTATAGACCTTCGGACGATTCTTTCGCCTTCTTGATATCCGCATCGGAAATGCCAAGCGCAGTAGCGAGCGTAGAGGACGCGGGGCGAATCCCTCCCTGTACAAGGTCGCGAAGCTCCTGTACAAGCTGTGCGCCATCCAATCCGAGTGACTTAACCGCATTGACGCCGACCGTCGTAAACTTCTCGATCTGCTCAATCGACATGCCCGCGCCAAGCCCCGGCCCTAAAAGGGCACGGAAGGTATCAATCAATTCGCTTGCCGTCGCGGACGTTTTAAGAGATTCATTCTGCAAGTCTTTCATGATTTTAGAAGAAATCGTAAGCGACTGGTTCCAGGAAAGCTGCTGCCCATTTATCTGCATCATGGATGCCAGGATGCCAGCCATGCCGATACGGTTCGTTTCCATCATGTTTCCGTAGTCATACGCACCGCCGATGACTGTACTCCACAGATCTCCAAGCTTCTGGATACCCTCGTAGATGACGGTATAACGCGCCATAGAGTATACAAGACGGTTCAGCATTTTGCTGGTATTGCTGGCGCTCTGTGCTGCTTTATCAAGCCCAAGAGCCATGTCGCTAAACTGCTTTGCTCCGCCGGGCTTCCCATTGGTCATTGCCCGCAGATTGACGGAGAAATTCTTCGCCGCACTCGCACTTTTGCCAAGAGAGGATGTTAGGCGTTCATTGGCACTTGCCATATTGTTTAAGCTGCTGCTTGCTCCGTCGATAATACTGACTTTCGCTCTTGTCTCAATGACGCCCATCTTCCACACTCTCCTTGATGACTAAACTTTCGATTTTCCTCATGCGCTTCATCATTGCTGGCCCTATGTGTATGCGGGATAAGCGGGCGACTGTTTCCAAATCTACCCAATTAAGCCCGCTGATAAAAGGACGGCTCATCGTCCCTACATAGTGCACACAGTTTGAAGCCAGCGCATATAGCCTCATCGCCCTGAAATTGCCCGGCCTGATTTCGGGAGCCCTATCAGGGCAATTCTCGCAATCTAATTTGCGCCCGGTCTGTTTAGCGGCCTTTCTGCACGTATCACAGTATTTAGCGCCGCCTCTGATTCGCCAGTCCCAGACGCTTTCTAGTTTTTTAAGTCTTCCAGCTCGCTCTTTTCAGAAAGCGCCTGCGTCTTCACGAGCAGATCCATAATTGTTCCCGGCGTATACTTCGCAGAATCCGGATCGATGTTGTAGATGTTCTTAGCCACCCACCGCGCCATACGAACGCCGATCAGCTTTGCCGGTGTATTCGAAGTTTCAAGCTCATCGGAATATTCAAGAAAATGCTCAAATTCAGAAAATGTCATAGCTCTTGCAATAAGTTTTTCTTCGTTCTTTTCTGCTGGTTTCATGTTTTTTTCGTTATCCATTTTTATTTCCTCACATATAAAAAAATGCCCCGCCGGAAAATCCGACGGGGTACTCATTAAAATTCGTATGTAGCTACCCCGTTTACCAAGGTAAACTGAATGCAGGAATTTAAAGAATTTTCTTTATAGAACGCAGAATAATCCAGTTCCTGTGTGATGCCTTTCGTACCGTCAATGCCCGGCGACTTTCTCGCGAACATGACTTCCGGGATATCGACGACAAGAGACTTATCCCCCTTTGTCAGTGTAACCTGGAGCTGTGTTATTTTGGAAGTCATCGCTTTGTCGATGAAAGTTTTGTCGTCGAAGAAAGCAGTCAGCTTACCAGTTGGGGAAATGATGCCTTCATTGATTCGTGTTCGGAACCCGCCGCTGCCAATCGCATAGCCGCTATCATCAAGCCCGAACGGAATAGTGAGAGAAAGCTCCGTTGCAATCGCTACATCCGTCCCGTCGATTTTCAGAGATGCCTGAAAATTGTTGAGACGGTTAAACCCGACTTTAGTGATATTTTCGTCCGTTGCCGCTGCTGCATCATTGATTGTTTCTTTACATCCGATAAAGCCAACGGTAGCAGTCAATTCACCGTCGCCGCCGAACGTCATTTCAATCTGATTGACCTTGACACCGTTAATGAGTGAATACACACCATTAGAGAATACCTTCTCTACAGCGAAGGACGGCTGCGTCTTTCCCGGCTTGAAGACATGGGTATAGAGATTGGTGCCGCTCTTCCCCGACGTTGTAGTCGGTCTGCCGAATGCCGCCGCCAGAAGATATCCGAATGCATCGGTATCCACCGGCGTGACTATATCGCCCGTGCAGTCGATATTGCCGAGCATCGGTTCCGCTGCATCACGGCGTCCTGTGATAGTACCCGGTGAACTGGAATTCTGCGAACTGGAAAGTGAATTAGAATTGAATGGGATCTCAAAACCCTTGACCGTTTCCGGCAGCTTGCTCAATGCCTCTTCCGGATACAGTCTGGTCTTGGAATAAACGCCCATAGCCTGACCTGCCATTTTCTACCTCCTATAACTCTTCTGTATAATTCCCACCAAGCGTCTGATAAATACGCTTGTTTACCTTGATTTTCCCCGCCCAATGGCGACCTGCCGGATCGATGGGGAAAGGACCGTTCGTATTTACCTTCGCACAGGGGCGATTATTGATTTCCGCGTCATTGAAAACATCCTCAATGATGGTCATGAAGTCGGCGCAATCCTTAAAGGCGTCCATGATTTTTACACCATCCGCCTCAATGAATTCCGGCTCCTCTTTCCCGACGCCTACCCATAATGTGAATTCGTAAGGGCAAAATTCAATATTCTGCCCTTCCTGCTTCGAAAAGTCCGTCACGATGATGTACGGTGTTTCATTGTAGGTAGGTATGTATTTTCTTGTGATATCCCCCACAAGTACATGGAGCTCTTTTTCAGGGAACCGCTCTTTGCAAAAGGCGATGATTCTTTTGTCTGTTTTAAGCTGTGCTCCGATATGAAGCATCGTGCTTGTGATATCCAGATTTTGCAATCCCATTAGCCTAGCCTCCGTACACCTTGTAAACGCGCTTATTCTTCTTGCCGAATTTCACATTTCCTTCCATGTAAGACTGTACTTTCCGCTCAATGTACGGCGCAAAATTATCATGAATTCGCGTCATCATCGGCTCAAAGATCGGTCTTGCAGGTGTGATAAGTTCTTTTTTCTTCTTACTAAGAGGGTAAATATACTTATCATAGTCGCGGCTCTCGACGATAGAACCGTACCTTTCGAGCTCTGCATCATACGCATTATAAAAAATACGGCGAATGCTTTCTGTCACCGGCTGCCGCCCGCCAAGCTCGTTTCTTCGCCCGTATTCCGCAGACGATTTGGAAGTCCACCCGATCACGGTTGAAATGCTGTCTGGCATGTACTGATACCCAACGGCGCGGATCATCTGCCCATAAAGATACCGCGAGGCGTGCCCCTGCAATTCTCTACGTGGCTGGATGTTCCCTTCCGTAAACCAGATCTGATTCCAACCGTCATCGGTATGGTACAAGACGCCTTTTCGGACGCCTTCTTTGATTTCCTTTTGAATGTAGTACCCGAGCGACTTTGACACGCTTTTTAAGTAATTCTTATTGTTAGCAAGCATCCGTTTGAAAGCAGGCGTTAATTCGTCAGATACCGATATTTCAATCAGATTCATCGTCCGAGTGCCCTTTCTGCTTTCGTTGCAAGCAACACAAAATGACTTCCTGCCACGTCGTGCTCGACGATATTAGAAACTGAATACCTATCACCGTTGTAGACGATTGCATCGCCTTCCACCGGTGATAGAACTCCATTCTCGCCTTCGTCGCACACGCAGAAATACGCCGCATCAACAAGAGCCGCGTTTTCTATAACGGTTTTCGCTTCATTCCAGTCAGAACGAGAATTGGACACACCGACATATACAAGCGCCACGATATCTTTCCCGTTGTAAGAAATGTGTTCCCCCAGTCTTTTATCAGAGAAGAATGCCTTTTGACATATCCTCCGCTGCGCGTCCATCATCCCCATCTGACTTCCTCCTAGACGTTGATTTTTACATCAATCGAAGTCGAATCCGCTGTTTCTCCGCTCCATGCGACGCCGACCGCCGGATCGGTGCCTGCCGTCGCAGTAATAGCGCCGGATTCATCAAGATATACTTTCGTACCCTGCGTAATAGCTTCCGCCGCTTTCTTAGGGAACTGGAATACACCCTCTGCGTCACACGCCACATAACCGTTTTTCGCTGTCGCTGCTTTGGCGACCGCATAAATGCTGCCTACTTTCAGCAGTTCATGATAAGCAACGTTTGTAGACGCCTTCACGGTGATAATTGATCCGGGCTGTCTGAATGTTCCAATAGTAGCCATCTTTTATCCTCCTTATACCCCTTCGTTCTTGACGAATGCGCGATAATCAATCAGATTGAACCCAAAGTCCATCCAGTACTGGTAATCAATGCCGAGATGTTTTTCGCTCTGCACGGTTCGGGAATACGGGCGATCTACGCCGTTCAAAGTGGTAAATTCGATGCCTTCCATTTCAGAAGGCTTCGCGATCGCATAGTAAGCATCGCCTTCAAGCCACGGAGAAGTGAAAAGTACCATCTTGTTCTGCATGGGGTTATTCACGCCTGCATTATTCTGCGCCGGATCGGATGCAGAATGCAGGATCTGAAGATGTTCGAATTCATGCTCGTCTGATGCCAGCAGGAAAGCTGGGAACGCACCGATATAGGTTTTACCTTCGCGGTCTTTCTGACGATGCATCAGCTTGCGCATTTCAGAATAAGCTTTTGCGGAAATGTCCTTATTCGTCTCCACAACATTTTTATTCTTCGCGTTGAACGGAACGGATTTAGTCAGCATTTCAAAGAACATCTTTTCCTGCAAGCGTCTGAACCCGCCTGACTGCATCTGAATACCTTTCGTGACTACGCCCATGTCATCGTTAATGAAGATTTCACGGGTAAAAGAAATTGCCTTGCCATAAGTCTGAATTGCCGTGGAGATTTTACCGTCTTTCATTTCCCCATACTTAAATTCATCGCTTTCAGGTGCCATCAGTTCCGGCATGCCGTCTACCCCAATCCAATATTTATTGGTCTTCTTGAAATCTGGGTTCGATCCTTTAGAAACGAAATTCAAGAAAATGGCCGGCTGCTCTTTATAGGATTTCAGCATCACCTTGTTTCCGAAATTATCAATGATAGAAACGAACTGGTCTGTACCCATCGCTCTTTCCTTGAACATGGCATTGAACAGGTCATTAGAGTTCATGAGATGTGCTTTTCTCTCGCTCATACCGCCGAAGAGAGTGAGTGCATCTTCTGCAATGGAGCGCAGGGATGCATTCGCATATTCATTAGACACCGCTTTTTCTTCGCCGATGACGCCAAAGCGGATAGCCATCCCGTCTACGGCACGCTTCGCGAATTTTTCTTTTTCATCCGTAACAACATTGATCCCGGACGGCTGATTTTTCGGGGCGCTCATTGCTTTTTCAAGGATCTCTTTTCGGACATCTTCAATGGATGTGCCGTTTTCGATGTACCCTCTCATAGTTTCATCGTCAACCCCCATGCCTCTGCAAACTTTCGTAACTTCCGTGACACGAGCTCGTTCTGCTCTTGCCGCTTTTTCTGCCGCTTCACGAACCGCTGCCTCGTTGATTGCCGGTGCTTCCGGCTTCTGGTTTTCGCCCATCTTTGGCTCCTCCTCGTTCTGAACAATAGAAATGGTCATGTCTGTATTTGTAAGTCCCCTCCCGACTGCACAATCGGGATCTGCCGGACAACTTACCAAAGAAATTTCATAAGGCTCCCATCTGTCTGTTACGTCCATGTCACAGTCAAATGCAAGTCCCTTATAACTGGTGCCTTTCAGCACGCGAACCGTATTGAGACGGCGATATCCGACGGAAATTCCTTTCAGCGATCCGGAAAGAATTTTCTGAAAATACTTTTCGGATTCTTCGTCTTTATCGATCGTCGCTTCTGCCGTGACTTTCCCATCTTCAAAAGACACGTTCTCGATTTTGCCGATCACGATGTCTCGATTGTGATTGAAAAGCATCGGCATGACGCCATTTTCAAAGCGCGTCAGATCTACGTTTCCCTTTGCGCACAAGCAGACTTCCGGCACGAACCAGTTATCACAAGGCGCCTCCGTCATAAAAGAAAATCGCAGTTTCCGGCTCTCTTCATCCACGCCGTCCACTGCGATTTCTCTTAATCCAAACTGTTTAATTGTCGTCGTTTCCCCCATCTTTACCTCCTGTACCATCGTCTTCCGGCTCATTCTTTATCTCGCTGTCTTGCACACCGAATGCCAGCGCGACGCCTTTAGATTCTGCATAGTCCTGAACTTCCTTCATCTGGTCAATGCGATCGCGCCAGTCCGCGCCCTGTTCCGCGCAATACTCCTGGAATGATTTGCCGCCATTTGCAAGGTTAATGGCATTCGCCTGCGCCTCTTTGAGCGGATCAATCCATCCGAGCGAAGCGGCAAGCCACGTGGCCTTGTAATACTCTTCGTCGCCATACTTGAACCCTGTTCCGTCGAGAAGGCCGGTCAGATAGCAGATATTCACGAAACGCTTATAAAGCGGCCGTAAGAAATATTCGACCAGTTCCTCGCGGATAGAGCCGTAAGTCAGCTGATCGCCCAAAAGGTTCTGCCGGGCAGATGCATAGTTTACGCGCTCCACGTTTCGACTGGTGCTTTCCAGCGAAAGCCCTTTGTCGGCGGCTATAATTCGCTGCTGCAATGGTAAGAAATTGCTTGCATCCGTCACCTGTGCATTCGGCGTGAGCCCTTTGATGTGCTCGCCCGCTTTCAGGTATTTAATAGATCCGCCTTCGATATTTTCTACACGGCTGCCATCTGCCTGATTAGCAATGCGCCCCGGAGCGCCAAGTGTGTTGTCAGTCTCCACAAAGGCGGAAAAGCACGCCGCAATTTTCTGCTGGAACATGACGGCCACGTTGTAATCGCCCAGGTCCTTTGTGACGCCGATGGTTCTAGCCATTTCTGTGATTTCCCGAAACTGACTGACACGTGACTTTTTCCACAAAAAGATCACATCTTTTGCGTCATATCGTCGCGGCTCCATTTCCGTGAAACCGTCCGGCTCCGTCTGCTTTAGCCAATAGCCAAGCGGTTTGCCCGTAGTATCAAGCTCGACGCCATTCACGATGATGTGCCCATTCTGGTCTTTGGGATCAGTCATCGTATCCAGATCATCGACTTCGTGAAGCTGAATAGTAAGCGGTATTTTCCTCTTCCCGTCCAGCGGGAATGTCGCCATAATTCCGCCATCCACGAATTTCCTGACAACAATAAGCTTGATGATGTCATCCAGACACTGCTGCTGCGTGATGTCGCAATTCTCGTGGTGCTCCCACTCTTTCCAAAGCGCCTCGATACGCTGATTAAACACATCATTGTTTGTCTGCGCCTGCATATTAAAACCGGTCCCGATAGCATTATTTAAAAATGCTTCCAATACGGAACCGGTGATGGGATTATTTCTTTCCAAATCCCTTGCCCGCGCTCGAAGTTTATTGCGCGAATATGTATTAAATTGTTCTGCCGTCCCATCGAAGGGGAGGCGCTCGTCTTTCCGCGTTTCCTGTGCCGCCGAATACCCGAAGTATCGCTCTCGTACCATTTTGGACTTCATCGCCTTTTCAGGGCTCCAAATAGACTGGATATCGCTGCACAGATCCCCCGCCAGCTTTAGAAATCCCATTATCCCATGCCTCCGAATTTCAATCTCACGGTATCTGTCATGCCATTCACAGAATCGATCTGATTCAGCGCCGAATTGACTTCCGCCAAGCGCTGCATGATGGTTTCAAGGCTTGCCATCTTCACGCGGCCGTCTCTAGTCTGGAACTCCTGCCCGCCTTCTAAAATATTCATACGGGCTGTTTCCAGTGCTTCTTTTTCTTTCTGTAACTCTTCTCTATTCATTGCCGACCTCCAAATGGGCTATACGTTAAACCACTCTCTTTTTTGTCATCTTTCTGCACGGGCATGGGATCTTTAGCCGCCACCTGCAAGCTCCTCACATTCATGACATCCGCTGCTACATATGCATAGACTTCACAATCCAGATAGTGATTATCCCGATGCTGTGCAATCGGTTTCCAGACCTCACGCCCGTTGACCATGATTTTCTGCTCGGCGGTAATCATCTCTGCATATACCTCATCGGTATCTGCATCAACAAGCCATGCGCCATACCCGTCTTTCTCTCGACCGATACGGTAAGCGATCAGATCCTTGTATTTGTTCGTATCCGCTTCGTAAAGCTGCTGCGCCTGTACCCAATTCATATTGTGATCCTTCGGGTTCAGCTGCTTTCGGCGAAAATATGTAGCCATTGGACTTGACATGCCCATAACTGGAATAGACGCCGGATAGTGTAAATAACAAAAGTCATAAACTTCTTCTGTGTTATACCCTGCATCGACCGCATACAGAGCGACCTGCATGCGCCGGTCTGAATCCTCAATGGGCCACATCTGATCCATGATGTTTGCTACGTCATCGAATGTCATTGCCGAACCGTTCGCAATTTTCTGCGAGCGCATATCCGGCAGCCACGCCCGGATCACCCAGTAGAAATACCCCTTCTGGCAGTCCACACCGCCGGTGAGAAGTACCGTTCCTTTGGGGACCACTCCGGAGCGAAGTTCCGTCCGCCTTTCGAGCACCGACTTCGATTTGATTTGAGACGCCTTCGACTTCCACGGCTCGCCAAGCCATGAGTTTACAAAGTTCATAAGTTTCGTGGGATCATCTTTTGATTTCAGAAACTCATTCGCCACTTCATAGAAATATACCCACGGCGAATACAGTGTATTCAGCTTGAATCCCACTGTTTTCGCCGCGTATCCAATTCTTTCCTTGTCCACCCACTTACCTTTTCGGAGCATCCCCATCTTCTCCCTGTCATGGATATGGTACTTGCATTTTTCACACTCGTAGTACGTCTCTTTAGAGAGACGTGCTTCATCAAGCACGTCAGGAAACTTTAGATGGTGAAAATCAAAGACTTGATAATGCCCGCATTCTGGGCACGGCACCATGAACTCATAGTGTGCTTCGCTTTCCATGTAAGACTTATACACATAACCGTACTCTGTAGTCGGCGTGCTCATGACAAGTATCTTGCGCCACGGCCAGTTTTTAGTACGTTCTTTGACAAGAGAAATTGGATTAGCTTCTCGACCAGTCCAGAGTGGGTATTTATCGACCTCATCCATGATGACGCGCGGGATAGGCCACGACGCCAGCTTTGCCGGTGAATTTGCCCCAGACAAATGAATAAATCCGCCGTTATATCTCACCATAAGCGCCTTGCTTCTGTCTGCGGATTCTATTTTTTTTGCAACGGACGGCGTATTTTTCAGCGCCTTCTGCAAACGATCCACAGAAAAGTCCTTCGCCAGTTCTTCATCCGGCATGACATAAAGCAGACGGCATGGGGACCGATCTATTGTGAAAGCACAGATATTGATACCAGCCTCTGTAGCGCCGACCTGCGAAGGCTTCAAGAAGGTAATGACTTGTGATGTTTTATCCGTGAACGCATCCATGATTGCCCGCAGATACGGCGTATTATCCGTATTCCACAGACCGGCAGATGGTGATTCTTCACGGGAAAGAATACGATTATGGTCTGCCCATTCACTCACCGTTTCCGGAGGCGGCGGCAGAAATGCTTTTCGCGCCTTTTTTATAATTTCTTTTAGGTTTCTTTCCCACTTTGCCTGCATCTTCGGATTTTCCATTGATTCCTGCAAGTTTTCTGAGAAGTTCTTGGACAACTTCATTCGCTACCTCCCCGCACGTCACGGCTAAAGCCGCATCAATGGAATAAACTTTTGATTTTATGGTTTCTGGCAATAGTAAGAGCTTTTGCCTGATATCTAAGAATTCATTTTCAAGCGCATCTTTGACTTCTTCCTGCGGAATAAGCTCCCCCATCATTTGAAGCGTCACCATTTCTTCTTGCTTTGCCTTCTGCGCTTTGTAGTCAGCTTCCGCTTTCAGCTTTCTAGCGCTGTCACTCACCGCTTCTGCGGCCGCATTCGCTTTGTTGAACCGCTTATCAATGATTTCCGCCAGGTCTACACGTGCGTTCTCTTTTGCGATGCCAAGTTCTTTGATGGACTTATCCATCCCCACCCGACTAATGCCGAACTGCGCCGCCGCCACACTCGTTGAACAAATGATGTGTTTCTCTTCATTTAGTCGGATTTCTGGTAATCGTTTCGCCATAATATCCTCCCAATAAAAAATGCGCAAGAGCCTTTGCCCTCACGCATTTTCATTTTCCAGAATACATAATACCACGTCTGCTTGTAACATTTTGTAACCTAAATCAGCATTTTCCGTAAAATTTCAAAAGCACGCTCCTCCGCTCGTCTTTCGAAATCCACCTCTGCCGCTTCCAGCGCCAATTCACGCCTTTCGAGGGCAGCAATCTGCCTGACCGTCATGATAGGTGATCCGTAATACTTGTTCGGATCATATGCGCGATCATCACAAATTTCTTTTCCCTCTTTAAATCTCAAAGGGAGCCCACCCTCTCCGCTTATCTGGCAATCCAGAACATCGCCAGTCGCCGCTTTTGACGAAATGATTTTGTAAGCGCCGCTGCGCTTATTCCGTAAAAGCCGGTTGACGAAATGAGCGTAAAAAATCCCATTTGTCCTGTAAACCTCTTCCCATCCGATGCCTGGGTATGTATTTTCTTTCGTCCCTGCTGTTTTCATTAGCAAATCTCCTCCTTCATACTGTCTAATTCTTTTCTGTAGAACTCTCCGAAACGGTTAATGGCCTTTCTGCGTATCCTGTAAGCGGATTCTCGGCGAATATTGTTGGCTTTTGCCGCATACTGCTCCGCCGTAAGATTATTTATAAAAAAATCTTCCAAAATGCTCGCTGTATTAAAATCTTTATGCCCATTATCATCCAGCAATCCATCAATTCGCTCCTCGAAGTTCCTTATAATAGACTGCACGCGACTTAGCTTCTTGTAAAGAACATCCAAGTTCTCACTCTGACGAATCAGTTTGTCGCTAGTATCAGACATGCGCCCGCCGGACACTTTCTCCTTTGACGGATCAATGCCAGAGATATCATATATGCGGTTCTTTTCTTCTTTAATGGCTCTTTCCAGCGAAGCGCGCCGCTTCTGAACCGCTTTTATCTTGTCAAAATACTCGTCCGCTGTCATGATCCACCTCGCTATTTTGCTTTATCCGTGACGCAAACAATGAGCTGTCTAAGATACCACGCCGCCTTTTCCAGATCTTCGCGTTGATTATCCGCATGCTTCACCTTGTACCTCCACAAATACTTGAAAACGTTAAAGAACATAGCCGCCTCCATGCCTGGAAGTCCCATTTCCCGAATTCTTGCCATCGCCACATCGAAGCACTCATACTTCCCGTCCTTGTAATACGACGGGTTGATCGCCTCGTCGTTAAACTTCGTGAATGTCACCTCCGGTTTCTCCTTGTCATCCATTCGTGACAACTCATTTTCAAAAATTCGCGGATGAGCCTCCATCGTATCTTCATCTCTGACACTATAAGTGCCGTCGTCATTTTCCGCATAAATTCGTCCCCTGATAACTTGCCCATCGCGGCGCTCAAACATAACTCGGTCTCCTGCATGAAATTCTTCATCACACATGGATAGCCCCCTCTCAAATGCGCATTTCAGTCTATCCCCCTGCTCTTCATCGCTCATCTTTGCGAATTCAGCGATCCGTTCCTCAGACGCGGGGCAATGCCGCTTGCTGTCCATAATCATTGCTTTTGTCAAAAATTCAAGCTCGCATGGATAGATATTCCCATCATCGTCTTTTGTGACAATCTGAATATATCCATTTTCTTTGCATATGGATACTGTATACCGTTTAATGATTTCTCTCATGTGTGCCATCCTTTGTTCCATCCTTTCGTCCGCTGCTTCTATCAGCCTTTCGATCATCTTATCTTCGTCTACGTTCATGTCGTGCATCGAGTATCGTGAAGCATTGAGACAATCCGCAAACGCCTTATCGAACTCTCCCTTCGATCCGTTACCGCTTAATGGTTCTCTCATGTGCTGCCATCCTTTCATCCGCTTCTTCTATCAACCTTTCGATCTTATCGCCATCTACGTTCATGTCGTACATTGCGGAATATAAAGCATTGAGGCAATCCGCGACCGCATGATCGAACTCTTCACTCGCTTCGTCGCATGTTGTTTTAGTCGGATATCCAATTCCGCACGCACGTTTGAACTTGTTGCATGCGTGAATCATTTCCGCGCACTCTTCCATGAGCATGTCGAGTGTCTCATACCATTCGTGATTGTCTACAATTTCTGTTTTCATCCGCTCTATCCCTCCTAAAACAAACTTGTTTCCCGTTTCTCAAACTCAATTTCCTTTTTGAACCGTTCTTCCCATTGCGCCAGCGTGTTATCTGACTGATCCATCTGCTTAAACTCGTACAAGATGCCCTGAAACTCTTCCTTGTTGTTGCGAATAACGCCGTCATTCAAGCGTTTCAGCTCCGCCCAAAGTTCAGGGAAATCGCGGTAGAGAAGTTTCAGATCTCTCACGCCCTGCATCGGGCAGATCCAACAGGAAAGGCGCGTGCGCTCTTTGTACAGCCCCCCCCAATCGAATCCATGTTTGTAGCAGTATTTGAGCGCCTGCTCTTCCGTGATTCCCCACTCAAAAAGCGGATAAATGTCGTCTTTCACACGTTTCGGCTCATCGGCAGCGATTCCGATATAAAACTTCGTGTTCGCGCGGTTAAATCCATGCGCTTTCATAAACTCCTGCACCGGCTCGCGCTTTAGCATTGACGTACACCAACGGTTCCGCATTGAGGACCACCCGTACCCATGCTTCCCAGCTCGCTTCCCTTTCTTTCGCAAGATGTGAAGCAGACCGTACTCAAAGCTGTTCTTCGCTTTCAATACCGTCACCATCTTGCCATATTTCTCTCTGATGTAGCGATCAACCTTGTCTACGTGCTCGTACATCTGCGGGAACTCCATTCCCGTGTCGCAGAAAAGGATGTAATCAATTTTCATTCCCCTTTCTAACATCATGAGAAGCAGCGCCGTACTATCCTTGCCGCCGGAAAAGGAAACAATCGACTTCTTGCTATCCTCGATGTGTTCCCTGTAGTCACTCATCACATATTTACCGATGGTGACATTATTAGAGGTTTTATTCCTGACTGATTTTTCATTCAGCCAGACCTTCACCTCTTTCGGCAGTCCCAGAAACGCCGCGTCACATGCTCGCGATAGTCTTGTATTTGCCATTGCACATCTCCTGATTAAAATGTCCAATAATCAGCTTCTTGATCGCTTCGACAGGGCTAGGATCAATAGTTTTAAGGTACTCGTCTATCGATTCTTCCCTGCCCTCTGCTAATGTGAACGCATTGTCACATGTGCAAGTGATCCTAAAATTTTTCTCTTTCATCTGTTTTGCCTCACTCAATTTCTATAATAATTTGTGGCTTGATGCAAAGTGGTGGCGTCTCGTTCTTCTCAAACAGGTGCGCTTCTTTGCACTGTACATACGTGCATGGGTAAACGCTACTTACATCCATGTTCTCTACTTGCTCTTTAATGAGCCTATATTTGTAAGCTACTTTCGCAATAGCATCCCATTTATTCCCATAAGAAATGGAAAAGCCGCCATCAACGATACCAATTTCACATTCATCGGGAATGTAGTTAAGTAAATCGATCAGTTTCATTTCTTTCCTCTTTCTGCATACTCGATCTCAATCCGCAAAAATGGTTTCTCTTCATCCATGGCATACATCGGTGCAATTTCGAGCACTTTGTAATCATGCCACCTTCGAAATAGGGAAAACGGAAGATCGAACAGTTCTCCTGCGTATGCGTTCTTCCCACCATCTTCCGCTGTCACAACTTGTATAACAATTTTCCCCAATTTACTGATAAGCTGGCTAAAATACATGCTACTGCTCCTTTCTTAACACTAATGTGTGGGGTAAAAAAAGCTCACTATGTCTTTGCACGGTCTCTAGGGCGGCTTTTCACTCCCTGTGATTTCCTCTTACGTGATGTTTTTCCATTTATCAGACATTCGGTAAACTGCTTTGAGATCCTTTCGGCCTGTTTTGCCCGGTACAATGCAAACTATAAAGCCGTAGTTCACCAATTCCTTGATCGCTCTGCGTAGTGCGGTATCACCCTTGAAAATACCGCTGGCTATCACCTTCGCACTATTCAGAAAGAAATCTTCGTCTTTGATGTCGGGATTGTCCGGCCATTTGTCGCGGGGGTATAGCTCTTCATTGGCTTCTTCTTCCTTTCGGTTCTCTGCGTCACACGTCCACTCCATGCATTTAAGATAAAGCCGTATAGCATTTTTCCCTAAAGAGTTCCACGCGGGCGATTCTACCATAGACCAGGAAATTTCTACAAACTCTTCGTTCTTGTTGCGTGCTTGCCATGCGGGGAAGCTGTACACGTCATCCGCCCAGCACTTCCGCCGGATCTTTTCCCCTTCATCTGCCTCTTTCCATGTTTTCATCATTTCTTCCCCGCTAATGTAATAACCACTTCCCGATCCTCGCTAAGCCCCGCATGGTCTACGCATGCGTTCTCGAAATTTTCTGGGATGCCTGCACTTCTGTCTCCGTAATACAGAATTTCGCCATCTTTGTTCTGAATGACGATCCTATCGAAGTAGTCTTCGTCTTCGACTGATCCCCAAACTTCTTCTACTGTCGTAAGCGTGTTATCGCGTTCGGAAATCATCAGCGCCTGGAGAAACTTGTCTTCAAGTCCTCCCACCTCTTTTGCGCTGCGTTCGACTTCTTTCTCGGCTGCATACTGGCAAAGTCTCATCGCCATTATATTGGCGATTATCGGCATGTCGATTTCGTCTACGATTTTCGCAAGTCTCATACTTCTGAGCTTGATTTCATTGATGAGACGCATAATTCTTTTGCCGTCTTCTTTCTCGTACTGTCCGTTAAGCTTAATCTCTTCCATTTTGTTCTCCTTTGCATGTTTTATTTATCACTCACCACAAGCAAAATTTCCTTTTTTGAAAACGGCTTGACTGCGATCACATCGTGATTCAAAAGCTCAAGTGGAATTTCCACCTCTGGGCATGTATAGTAGTGCGTAACGGTGTTTCCGCACTTCAACGCAATGTCTGCGTCTGTAACATCAAGCAATGTTCTAAGCAGCATAATCTGTCACCTCTTTGCGCGGCGTTCTAACTTCAAAGCACGCAGCTTCATTAAAAACCTTTTGTCTGTGTGCACCGGATTCATGTAGCGTGCAAAGCGCCTAGCTTCTCTAAGCATATGCCTCACACGATTCATAGTCGGGTATCTTTCAGATTTGACCATTTTCATTACCCTCTCAATCCTGCATCCTCGCAAGCCATAAAGAAGACAACTATTGCGAAACATTTGACTACCCAGCCTAGATAGTACAGAACATCAATCCAATAATCCGTCATCATTTACTACCTCCGTCTGGAACTGCCCCAAAAATTCTTTCATTGGAATGGCCATGCACCGGCTTTCTCCCCACTTCCCTGTCTGATGAAACACCACGATTCCCACGGGCTTTTTCGTGTACTTCTTTTCAAAATTGGCCACGTTGTCAACCGTTACCATGGTATTGTCGATTTTTTTGATAAACCGGCAGCCCGGCTTTACGTTTTCTTCTTTTAAATTCATGTCAGCTCCAAGATTTCCACTTTATATTGAAATAATAATTCGCGATTTCCGGATATTCATTCAGAAACTCCTTCGCCGTGCGAAGAGATTTGCATTCGCCAGCCGCGCCATTCTTGTGTGCCACCTCATTATCGAAGCAGCAGAACTCCCAAAACGATTTCTTCTTCACGAAGCTTACTTGATTGCACCATCTGGCAAGAGCGTTGTACATCCCTTCCCACTGACTTCCACGATACGGCGCGCCAACCGGTGACTGATAACGCATAATGTAGGGGATCGCCCCGTATTGAAAAAGTAGTGCGATCCTCTTGAACGTATCATGAATATCCTGCACATCCGTTCCTTTGAACCCACATAAGACGTAAAATCGAATGTGATTCGATCCGGTGAACCGCCGAATGAGCTTCAATTTTCGCTCAATCAGCTGGTAATCTTTAACGTCGTCGAATGCGAATGTGTAATCCCCATCGTATTTGCAAGAAAACAGTTCTTCGCATCTTTCTTCATCGAGTATCCGTTCATCCATGCCCTGCTTGAATCGAAATGGTTTCTTCGTTGCCTCCAAAAGATGCAGCAGACGTTTCCAATCAGGATGAGACAGGAAATTGTCATCCAATAAGCAGATCTTTTTCCTGTCAGTATCCAGAAATTCGTCCAGCGAACTTGCCAAGAACGCTCTGCTATATTTCTGATTGACGCAGAAGGGGCATTTTCTGAAACACCCCCTCGTCATATACCCGATAGAATAGTCGTGGTAGAATGCAGTCCCACTCTTCCCGTTTGCCCATTCGTCATACAGATGGTAGTCCGGCATATGGTGCTCTATCTCATCGGGCAAGGCAGGCGCCTTATCAAAGAAATACCCCGTCCCGCCCTTCACGATTTTGGTATCCGTGAATAGCCCACCCCCGATGGGGTCAGGCGTATCCGTGAATACCTTCGCCACATACACCTTATCGAAGCGGGATAAATCGGTGCAGTCGAGCACAAGCTGCACCTCATCACCAAGCGACTTGTGATAGCCGCTTATTTTCATGCAGCACAGATTTGGGAACCGGTGTCGTTTACGTCCGATGAGGTCTGCATCTACCACTCCGATCCTCATTTCCCTGTACTCCCCACACCGCCGTTTCTTTCGGCGTTCGCTTTGTCATCCTCCGCGAGCAGATACTTCATGAAAATCCCCTGCGCGATCCGATCCCCTTTGTGAATTTTTACATCGCGATAGGGATCCCGATTGACAAGAGCGATGCAGATTTCTCCATCATTGTTAGGATTGCCGTAGTAATCCGCATCAATGATGCCCGTGCCATTCGCCAGTGCCAGTCCCCACTTGATCCCCAGCGAACTTCTGATGCATATCATCAGAAATTCGTCAGGCTCCATGCGAGCTTTAATGCCAGTTTTCACCGTCGCAACGAGACTCCCGCCCGCATGGACGATGATGTCGTACGGGGCTACAAAGTCGTATCCTGCAGAATTTGCTGTGGCGCGTTTCGGCAAAGCCGCACCTCTCCCGCGCGGCGCATCGATCCTTTCAAAACGTCTCATTCCTGTTCCCCCTCTCCCAAAATGTCGTTACGCGCTACGAATGCATGTAACAGCACCTTTCTCCTTTCTGCGTCCGCATTTATGAAGTCTTCCAGCATGCCTTTAATGCTTTTTTTGAACGGTTTTACGAGAACCCCAGCCTTTTCTACGCTGTTAAGCATAATTTTAAGAAATTCGAGCGCAATTAGCATGTCGATTTCAATCTGTTCGTCATAATTAAGTTCAATTTTCGTGTGAACAGTATCGGCTTCCCTATGGATTGTTACCATAGCTTTGTATTCTGCCATCATTTCCTCCTCAATACGGCATATCCGCAGGCGGGATTTCCGCTGGCGGCACTTCATTGCCAAACTGATTAAAATCGCCTTTTGGCGCATTATCTTCGTGTTTTTTGAACACAAGCTTTACCCCATCCGCGGAAATTGCGTAAAAAGTCCGCTTTGTGTCAGTCGTCTGATCTTTGTACGAAGAAGAAGTAAACTTCCCCCACGCGCTTACCATGTCCCCCTTGTGGAAGTTGGCAGCTTCCTCTGCCACTCTTCCCCAAGCAGTGATCGGCACCCAGTTTGTAATCTGCCTGCTCCCGCCGTTCTGGTCATAAATAATTTCATTGGCGGCGATGGTAAACCGTGCCATGCAGCGACCGTTTGAGGTCATTTTGACCTCGGGATCCCTTGGCAAATTGCCTGTAAAAAAACAGAAATTATTCATTTTCCTCTCCTTCCAAAATTTTTTTGGCTTTCTCTTTATTTTCTTCAAAGCGAGCATCGATCAAATCAAAGTTGCTCGCGACGATGCCCCGAGTGACTTCCCACTGCCCCATCGCGTCGATGAAACGACCATACCGCAGCGCGCCTCTTATCAAGGCATGTGCATCAGGTTCAAGCACATCCGCCTTCGTGTTCGTCGCATTCAGCGGGACACTAATGGGGATGTCTTCACCGTCGGCGTCCAGTCGAAATAAAGCCACCTGCTCTGCTCCGTCCGATACTGAGAATACTCTCGGCATACCGACGATTTTCCCCTCTGCCACTGCCAGATTCATTTCCCGCCTCCCAATTTCAAACACTCAGACAGAAGTGCTTGAAGTTGCGGGTTCCGAGAAATCAGCGCCGCATTCTCCGCCTCCTGCACAGCCGCCCCTCTCTGGCGTTCATACTCTGCCAGGAAGGCCCTCCTCTTCCACTCGATGTCCTTATCGCTTGCGAAGCGAATTTCCTCTACGGTAAACATAGATGCCGTTCTTTCGAGCGCGGCATCCTCAAAGTGCGCCCGCGTTTTTCGGAAATAATCGGCGTGAATGCATGCGTCGCGGAATTTTTGCCACGCCTCCCCCGCGCTAAGTTCGTGCTTGCCTTGTGCGGCGTCAAGAAGAGCCTTCGCTCTTCCTCTGATTTTGGCGATAGAGGGGCATTTGTCTTCCGTGCGGATCAACTGCCCAATAGCAGCGATGACCGCCTCCTCCGGTAAGTCCTGTAAGTTCGCATAGTAGGTAATGGACTTTTCCTCTGTGAAAAAGTCATATGCCGAACCAAGCACGGCGATCCCTTTTTTCAGTTTTTCTCTCATAAACTCTCCAATGCCTTGTAAATGGCCTGCGCCTTTGATTCTTTCTTTTCAGGATGTTGCCTTAATTCAAATAGCCCTTGATATCCACACATGGTGGATTGATCGAGAATGGCAATCATCATTTGGACATCTCCCCCCGACAACTTTTGAAGCTTCATAAGGGCGATATGCGCCGCTCGCGAAGTCAAAGGAACGTGTCGGCCGTTCTTATCACTTCTCGCTTCTTCCCACCCATAAAGGGCATTCAGAAGGTCAGAATTGCCATTCGCAAAGACACGAAATTGTTCGCTGGATGATCCGAAATCATTTCTTTTAGTTTCTTCTTCTCCTTTCTTCTCTCTATGTATTCTCTCTTCCCTATAGAGAGGTGCAACGGTATTGCACCTCTGTGGGGCAACGGTATTGCACCTCTGTGGGGCAACGGTATTGCACCTCTGTGGGGCAACGGTATTGCACCTCTGTGGGGCAACGGTATTGCACCTCTGTGGGGCAACATCTTGCCCCGCAAGGCGACGGATAACGTAGTCAATATTCGCCACGTAAATTTTCTGTGGCAACCCAGGCGCCTGTCTTACTGTTTCAATCAGAAAATTCTTTCTAGCCAATGAAAACCAGTACTTAATGGTCCGCTCTGCCATACCCGTTTGCTCTTCAAGCTCTTTTTGGTTATAAAGTACGAAGAGGCCCTTCTCATCGCAGAAATTATTATTCCGAGCAGAAAGGTTGATCCTGTACCTTAGCACGGCGTAAAGCTCCTTCGCTTGCGCGGGGATTGCCCTCAATACGGGATTGAAAACAAATTCCATCGGATACGGCAAAAACGTACTATTTTTTAGATCATCTCTCGAATAGAAGTCACTCATTGCTTCACCTCATTTCTTGTATTTCTTATAAATCCGCACGGCTTCGGCTTCCGCCCGGATATTGAAATCAAGTATCGGTTTTTTGTGCATCCGATACTTGACGAATGCCTCGGCGTATTCCTTCTCTTTGACGCCGTGCGCCAGATCTCTATGGCACACATCACACAGGAGAATCAAATTCCCCAATGTGTCACTGCCCCCGGCACTCCGGAAACGGACGTGGTGGTGCTGCAAGGGGCGATCCGTCCGTCCGCACCATTCACAGTGCGGGCACCCAGTCCCCATGCTCGCCCTCTCATCCACCAGAGAACAGATCAGGCGATAGCCGCGTGGGGTAAGTCGGGTTTTACTTTTACATTCAAGCCTCATATTTCTTCAAAGGTCTCCATTTCATGATGAGAGTGCGGCGTTCCTTACTATCCATCGTGTTAATCCCTTGTCGCTCGGCTTCTTCCACAAGGAATTCTATGAGACGGCTAAGCTCCGTCTGCGTGTAGCGAGAACTGCCAACATAGCCAGTGAGGACTACCACATCCCCAGTTGTCTGCTCTCCCACGATTTCTGAAAAGAACCCGACACCGAATGATTTCCACATTTCTTGCGAGCGTGCAAGAGCCTGTCTTGTACATTTGATTTCATACGACACTCCCGCTTTGGAAATGGCTTCTCGATAGACATCCTCTTTCGTGATAGGAGGCATGACTTTCGCAATCTCATCACACAAAACCCACATGTAGGCATTCGCCGACATGCTTCTAGGCTTATTCTTGCGCCGCAAAACCAGCTCATATTTCCCGCTCTTGATTTTCTGAACGATTCCGTCCAGAAAACGGTTCGCGGTTTTGAGGAATGGTTTCAGGATGGAGAACCCATTCTCCTCATCCGGCGAAATAAGTCCGCCGGAAACGTCCCAGCGAAACTCATCCTTCATCTTCCTTCTCCACGAACTTCACCCCGAGATACCTCTCGAGGTAAGACTTCGGGAGGCTCTCTTTCACGCGCAAAAGGAGCGCACGAAGAGCGATCGCTTCGTCAACTCTCGCACAGTTCTTCTGCGTGATCTCCGCGGTCTGCCCGCAGATTTCGATCATCACCTTTTTCATGGTTTCACCATCCTTTTGGGATGGATGACAATCTCCATCCCCGGAGTGAGGCACGACAACTGAGCATCGCTAAGGTGGTTTTCCACTTGCGTGCGATATACCAGCTCACTAAGATCCTCGGCGTCTGTAGCTACATCCGCGCAGACCTTCCAGAGCGTCTCACCGCTCTGGACTTCATGGCGGTATTCGACCACCACCGTCTCCGGCTCATAGGCGACAGCGAAAGCGGTCATCCCGACAAGCGCAGCCGCGAAGAGGCAGGCGCCCGTTTCTCTAACCCACACTTTCAGTCTCATGTTTTTTCTCCTTCTCCGCACGCCATTTTTCAAAATCTTCGTTGTTCTCTGCGACGAACCGTGAAATGAAATCAATTAGCATTTCCATCTTTTTTGCCCTCACTTTCTGCGTTTACGTAGATTTTAGGGGATAAAAAAAGCTCCCAAACATCATTCTGCTCAAGTTTTAATGCATCTACAAACTTCCGAATATCTCCGATTCTAAAGTCGGTTTTCCCTTCGATTTTCCTTCTAAGTGCTGATTCAGATACACCGATCTTTCTGGAAAATGAGGCTATCGTATAGCCTTTTTCCATTAAGGCTGCACGTATTTTATTGGACTGTTCCACGATTATCCTCCTTTCCATTCTGCGTTTACGTAGATTATTATAGCATTTAGTGCCGTGTCAGTCAATGCATTTTCGCAGTTTTTCTCTTCTTTTTAGACTGGTTTCATTGCTTTTTTGCAGTAAAAAGAATATACTATGAATGAAAGACCAATATGTTATAGGGAGGAGCATGAAACATGTCAAAAGTCGGGCAAATTATCAAAGAAAAGCGGCTGAATTTACACATGACAACAAAGGAGGTGGCGGCAAAGGTTGGCGTTTCGGACGCAACAATTTCAAGATGGGAAAATGGTGAAATTAACTCCATGCGACTTCCGTTAGCGTACAAACTTTCACAAGCTTTACATTCAAGTATTTTTGATTTCATCCCTGAATATGACGGAGTATCTGGGAAGATTAAAATTCCGATTGTTGGGAGGGTAGCATGTGGTATGCCCATATTTTGTGAACAAAACATAGAAGGCGAGCTTTATATTGAAGCCAAAGAAGCATGGGGTAAGGTGTTTGGTCTTAAAGTTGTTGGAAAATCCATGGAGCCGAAAATCGAAGAAGGCGATTGGGTTATTATCCGTATTCAGCCAGACGTCGATGACGGAGATATCGCCGTCGTTATGATTGATGGGGATGAAGGCACTTGTAAGCAAATTCACAAAAGCAAAGATGGAATTATGCTAACAGCGTTTAATCAAGATGTTTTTCCGCCAAAATTTTTTTCTAACGAGGAGATAGAACAACTGCCCGTGAGAATCGTTGGAAAGGTTATAGAAGTTCGCAGAAAAATGTAGCTAGAAGTCCGCTTAGCGGACTTCTTAGCATGTCAAGATAAATTTATAGTGTGCTATGGAGACGAAAATGAAAGACGCCGTTATCTATGCCCGCTACTCATCTGACCGTCAGCGGGAAGAATCCATCGAAGGGCAGATTCGAGTGTGTCAGGACTACGCCAAGCGCAATGGATTCCATATCATAAACATTTACACAGACCGGGCACTTACTGGACGTTCAGATAAGCGTCCGGGTTTTCAGATGATGATCCGCGACGCCGCCACGCATACATTTCAGTACGTCATTGTGTACAAGCTGAACCGCTTTTCCCGCGATCGGTATGATTCCGCGAATTACAAGCACAAATTAAAAAAGCAGGGAGTAAAATTACTCTCTGCTATGGAAAATATCAGCGATGATCCAGCCGGTATCCTTCTTGAATCCGTCATTGAGGGGATCTCTGAATACTACTCTGCCGAACTCTCTGAAAATGTCATACGCGGCATGACACAAAGCGCACTGGAAGGAAAATGGCCGGGCGGCAATATCCCTTTGGGGTACAAGCTGGATAAGGAGAACCGTCTGATAATCGATGAAGAGAAAGCGCCCATCGTCCGTGCAGTGTTCCAGATGTTTCTGGACGGGATGTCAGTTCCCCGTATCGTGCAGGAATTGAACAATAAAAAATACACCACGAATGCGGGAAAAGAATTTTCCCGAAGCCGGGTGTATTACATCCTGCATAATGAGAGATATATCGGCGTATTCATGTGGAAGGATATCCGAAAAGACGATCTGATCCCCCCTATTGTTTCAAAAGATACTTTCTATCTCGCACAGGCAAAGGTAAAGAAAATGAAAAAACATCCATATAGGACCAACGGTAAATATTTGTTGTCAGGGAAAATCTTCTGCGCCGCATGTGGTTCGAAAGTCGCCGGAACGTCAGGTAAATCATGCATGGGGAATAAATATTACTACTACGCCTGCTCCCACCACCACAAGAGCAGTCGTTACCCATACTGTGAAACGAAAAACATTCGTGCAGATGTACTCGAAGACTTGATATACAGCAAAACCAATGAAATCATCTCAAATAAGGCAGCGGTGCAGGCGATCGCTCGTCAGGCAGTTAAGCTGCAAGGCAGCACCAATGCGTCATTGGAAGTGCAGGCGCTCGAAAACCGTATATCAGACGTCTCTAAAAAGGTGCAGAACTGCGTGAGGGCTATTGAGAGTGGAATTATATCCGATGCCGTGTCCGTCTCTCTAAGCGAAAATGAACGCATTCTAGCCGCATTGAAGGATGAGCTGGCAAAAGCAAAACTGCTCCAGGAAAGCGGATCCTTGACGGAAGAAAAGATTTGCTATTTCTTCGAAAAAATTGGTCAAAAAGCAAAAGAGACGGAGAAGTATAAAAATATACTCCTCACGTCTCTCGTCAGGGCGGTTTTCATATGCAATGACTACATAGAAATCCAATATAACTACGCCGAACAGCTCCCGATCCTCACAAATCCAGTGAGGATAGAAAATAGTTCGTGTGAAAGTACGAATGGTGG